ATCATCGTCATAAGGTATGCGGTCGGGTGATAGCGGCAGCCAGTTAGGTGCAGGGAGAATGGTTGCAGGGTAAGTAGCAGGTTCTAAAAGAATGGCTAGGGCTAACTCCACGCTGAAGCCTGCTCGCCTAAGTGATTTATAGTATTCATTTAGCCCGATTGTGTACTGGTCGAGAATAGAGTAAGCCTCTAAGTCGATAGCCTTTTTTCGCGCCATAGTAAAATTATCGCTCTAAGAGTATGTTGTAGATCTCATCGACACGCGAATTAAGTCGCTTAATCTCCGACAGCAAGTGCGTGATTACATAGCCAGCTAATCCACCCACTATCGCAAGAGTGGCAATATAGAGATTCAACATGTCCGTCTGAGTCATTTTTTAGGTGTCGCATATCCGAATACTCCAGCAAGAACAGCCCATAGAATTGAGCGGTAATCTGCCGCGAAGTTAGATGCTGCCCATGCTGATAGGAACGCACCTGCTGTCAATACTGCTGGGTTCTTCATATTCATTTGCTTGCTCCTAGTAGTGGGATTTGAAAGAACGAACCATCTTGATCGCCCTTGATACTGAAAGATATATGGAGATGATGGCGGTGCTTATTGATGCCTGTATAAGTTCTCCAACGCCAAGCGCTTTTCGAACTGGCAATCTTGCCATCGAAGATGATGTAAGAGATGCGTTTATCAGACTTTGCCAAGATGCGAAGTTGATCCGCCAGATCAGGCATGATGTCTGGCTTCGGTTTTCCTGATAGATCCCGGTCAATGTCAATGGCACGAACCCAGCCTTGGCCATCTGGATTATGGTCAGACTTACGAGCTGAGTGCCGACTATCGCCGATCCAACCGTCCGAGGTGCGATCACGATCGCTGAAACAATCATCAAATTGTTCTCGTAACTGTTGCCCGGCTTTGCATAACTTAGGCTTCATTTGATAAGTAGCGCTGCTTCATCCATTGCTTTTTTCCAATTTGCAAATTCAGCGTTTGTCATGACAGTTTCAATCATGTTGCCCTGCTCGTCATAAGTTTGTTTTGTTGGGTTTGTCATTTAGTTTATACCGTATATTTCTACTGTGCCCGCTGTTGGTGTTGCACTACTTAAAATAGTTATGGAAGAAATAGCATTAGTATTTGCTGATCCATAAACTCCATTTGTGGCGCCTGTAACTCGTGTTACATCATCTGTCTTATAAACGGTTTGGATTTCTATTGGCTTTCTGATTGACGCTTTTGAATAAAAAGGAATGTTTATATTTGTTAGATTTTCTCCGCCTGTGCCATAGCCATTACCAAATAAGACTGGGATTGCACTTGCGTTGCTTGTTCTTGTTGCAGCTGTACTGCTGTCGTCAGTTGTAGTGCCAAAGTAACCAGAAGTAACGCTGTTAAACTGCAAAGTTATATTTTGGCCTGATGTACTGTGATTAATTCCAAAAATAGCAATTTGCAAGTTTTTATATGAACCACTTATGCCAGAAATTGTTGTCGATGTGCTAGATAGTGTTGTTGTAGATAGCAAGGTCATTCCACCACTTGCCGCTGTTTCCCACTTTAATCCCGTTGCAGCAGTTGAGTCAGCAGTTAAGACTTGACCATTTGTGCCAACTGCTAAACGCGCTGGAGTGTCGGCTGCGGTTGCTGTAATTAAATCGCCCTTAGCATCAAGAATAACCAGGGGATCAATAGCGACCCATGAGAAGTCTAAATCTGTGCCAGAAGCCTTGGCTAATACCTGACCAGTTGTGCCGCCCTTGAGGTCGACCATTGCTGTATCAATATCTTGACCAAGTGCAGCAATGGCAGTAGCGCCATCCTTCACTAAATCGGTCGATTGGGGGATATCCCAGCCGAAGTTGGTTGTTGTTGTTGCCATTAGGCTACGACTCCTATCGCGTTGATCCATGTAAGGGTTGGACTTAGAGTGTTCCAAGTCTCTGCTGCATTTACCTGCTCCCATTTTACCGCAACTTGGGAGAAGTTTATTGGAGAAGCGTTAAAAGTAACGCTCAGGTTGTTTAGGCTTGCTCGGAATGTCCAGCCTTCGACATAGCCTTGGAATTCGCCATTAGTGATATTGCCGGGCAAGTTCTGAATCCAGACAGGCTGACCTAAGAAGATGTTAATAAGTGCATCTCGATCGGCATCATCGATCTCAGGATTTCCAAGAACGAAAGTTATGCTTTCAAACTTGGCATAAGGGTTAGCACGAAGGGCTATATAGCGATCGGCTAAGGCCTCTGCATCCCCAGTATTTTTAATTCTAGAAATAAAGGATTCTCCGTAGATACCGTAAAGGCTTTGGCTTTGCGTATCCTCAGCAACATAATCAAACTGGCCAGTAGATCCATAGGATATTTCATAGTAGTTTCTTAAATCGCCTGCTCGAGTAGTTGATGATAAACCTAGTCCGTTAGCATGGTTAGCATCCAAAGTTGTGTAGCCATTGGCGGCTAAATAGTCTTGGCGGTGAGTTTGGTCTGCATACCCGATATTGCCATTTGCATCTTCGTAGAGAACGCCAAAAGCCGAATTAGCAATAGCGGCGCAAAGTGAATAAAGATCTGTTGGGCTAGATCCTCGAGCAATCATTTCGTAATCGCCTGGCTGATCGATTTCGCCTAGACCTATATTGACGGCATTAGCCCAAGTTTCGGTGGGGTCATAAGTTGCCCAAGTCTGAGCTGCTGGAACTTCATTCCATTGGCCTAAAAGATATCCCGAAAGAAGGCTGTAAATCTGATCGCCATCAAAGTCTTGGCTAAGAACTCCATTATCAATAATTCTAGGTAGTTTGGATAAGGCTCCAAGAGCGGTAATAGTGGCAAGGGTTGTATATCCAAGATCCCCAGCGCGATTAACTGCAATAGTAAAATCTGAAACATAACCGCCGAAGATTGGAACATAAGTACCAACCGAATTGGTTACCTCTACTGCAAGCCCGGTGCCTACTGTAAAGTTGTAACTTGAGTTATCTAGGTTCATTAACTGCAACTGGCAATAGCCTGCAACTGGTTGAGAGTTAATATCGGTACGGCCTGAAGTAACGGTTACATTGGCAATGGTTACATCTGTTACTTCATCGCCATCAATTATTACCTTATAGGATGGTGTATAGGCGGTCATTAAAAGAATGCCGCGCTTCCGAGTGTGCCTCTAGCTGAAGAATCATTGAGAATGCTTACGATTTGGCGAGCGGTTGATTCGCTATCGATTGCGCCATTAACGGTAATATTAGTAGTTCCTTGGCCGCCGACATAGCGATAAGCCGCAATAGGTGCTGTAGGCATTGCTGGGGTTACTGGCGCTGCTGGAGATACTGCTCCAGTTGAGAATGATGCGTTATTGAATGGATTTAAGGCAGAACCTATTTGCTTAGATATCTCAATTACTCGCTTGATCTTGTTGTAAAGATCATCGAAGAAGTTAACTACTGAGGCTACTCCGCTAATAAGAGCAGCAATGGCTCCGCCAACTACTTCAAACGCTTTACCTAAAGTCTTGCTTAAAATTGGCGCTAAAACATCTCGAGCAAAATCGGCTAACCCCTTGAAGAGAATGAGAAGCGGCTTTAATTCTTCGCTGTTGCTGGCTAAAGAATTTCGAACTGAATTAAACGCTGATCGAAGTCCGTCTGTAATTGGAGTCAAGAATTGAATTACCGGGCGAAGCTTCTCGCCTAGGTTGCTAGTGAAGTCTGCGATTGCTGGAATAACATCCTTAACCAACTTCTCAACCAAGGGAGTGATCGCTGTAAGGATGTAAGCGCCAACGGTTTCTTTACCTTCATCGAAGGCCACTTTGAGACGTGCCATCTTGCCGGCGAATAGCGACAACATGGCCGCCAGTAGCAGACCAGTCGAACGCCTCAGACGACACAAGAATAAACCCGCCGCCAGATGGCGCGTAGGCGTCTAGAATCGCAGACTGTGCATAACCTGGCACGTCATCACCAAGCGCGCAGTAGGACAAATAACGGCTATTCATCGCGTCCAGCTCCGTCGAAAACTTAAACGGCTTGCGGCGGTACTTGCTAACCCGTCGCGCACGCATGCCGATACGCCATGCCTTATCCCGATTGGTTACGCCGATTAGCCGTATCTTTTCCACGCGCTTGCCAAGATCGCCCGGCAGTCGGCATTTAACCGTTTCGACCTGCCACGTCACGCCGTCGGTGTACTCAACGTCAACGCCATCGAAGTCATCTGGCGTCATAGCCGTAAACTGGCGCTCTAGTGGCCCGGTCATGTTCTGTGGCGTATACATCTGCTCGAATGTTGTTCGCGGCTCGTCACGAACCGGGCGAATCAAGCCCCGGTCAATCGTAAGCTCAGAAAACCCGACCTGTAGCGCGTCATCTAGCGAGTCTTTGACAGTGCTAGCGCCGTCTACAGCGTCGTCGTAATAGTCGCCGCGCGCGCGCCATACCGCATCAAGCCGTATAAGTTCGGCCATATCAATATCAGCCTCGGTATAGCCTACCGACTCGGCTATATACTTAACCGCTGGCGCTATGTTCCTATTAGCCACTGACGCGCCGCCTGTTATCTCTGGCAGCTTGCGGGTAACGCGCGAGCTGACCATAGACTCGACAGAGCTTGAAATCTTATCCCCCCCAATAATTTTAAGCGTCAGAGTTGTTACGCCTGCATAGCTTGACGGAGCGGTTAGCTGTGATCGAAGGCCGTACCATTGCACTCCGTTTTGAATGCTTGGGTTTGTTTCTTTCGCGCCAATTCTGCGAACCCTAACTTCGGGTCGCATAGGGTAAGGCGTAGATGCTGTTTGCGTATAACCAAGCTGGTCAAATGTCCGATTAACAAACGTGTGCTGAACAGAAGTCCACGCCCCTCCAGTGTTAAAGTCTCGATACTGCATTTCGGTATAACACCCAATGTCTAGCCACCCGCCTTTATCATCCAGCCCCCCGAGACCTCCAGCAAAGAAGTAATCCCACTCAATAACTGATGTTGCTTGCCCTGCCGGACATGCGCAAAACGGGCCAAGCCAGTTGCCTTCGGTGTTTGAAAAGTCAAGAATTATTGTGGCTGACGATGTGGTAAGTGACGCAAATCCCGGCCAGCCGGCGTCAGTTGCGCTAGTGTCGGTTAGACGCTCAAGCGAAATAACGCTAGAGCTTGCCGCAGTAATCCGATATTCAAGCCCACGATAGCCGATGCACATCTGCAGCGATCCTAGCGCTAGTGCAGTTGCCGGGCTGCCGTCAGCGTAGTTGAGAGTCATAGTCCCGCTAACTCCGGAAGTTACCGTGTTGACGATATAAAGCCCGGAATTAAATCCTGTGATCTCTATCAGCGAGCCAGCAGTAAACCCGAGCTGATCCATATTGCCGGTGATGATGTCGCGCAGCCCTGCGCCGCCATCGGTCACGGTGTACGGGTATCTAACGTCAATTTCCGCGATCATGCCCGACGCCCAGCCGGCTGGGAAAGAACCGGCGCCGGACGGAATAGTGACGACGAACGCTAAGAAGTCGTAAGCGGACGCAGCGGCTACCGGATCGACCTCGGTAGTCGTTACCAGCGTCATGCCGGCGGTGCCGTTAGAAGTTGCGCCAACCTCATCACTGCTATGCCACCACTGCGAAGCCGAGTTGCCGCTAACGTCATCGCCGGGCTGATAGATATTAAGCTCAGCGTCTGCGCCAAGGGAAATTACTGGCGTGTTTCCGATCAGGACGCCAGACAGCGGAATATCGTATTCCCCAACGCCAAGGCACAAGAATAGTTCAATAACTTGCTCGCGTGGCGCAGCAAAGAATCGGTGAGTCGGCAGCAGGTAATCAGGGTATACGGGGTAGTTGCCTGATACCTCGCGCACTGGGCTGTTTAGTTTTGCACTATTACCCTTTACCGCAGACTCTGATAAGCGCTCTCCAGACTGGGCGCCCTTGTTGCTCATGGTTGGGATTTTCGGCATGAATAGGCCGGTCACGAACTTCATCGCGGCGACAGCTTGGACGGCGAAGAAAACTGTTTCAAGCCCCTTAGCCTGCGGATAAATCCGCACTGTATCCTCTTGGCGGAATACAGTCAGCGGCCACTCGCTAGGCGGCACAGTGCAACCGTTAATAGTCACGGTGATTGGTGGCGATTCGCGGCGCTCGTATTTATTAACCGTTGACTCTAGCCACTCTTCGACGGTTTGCGGCTTGAATGTCTCGTGACTTTCTAGCGGCTCGCCTTCAAGTTGGCTCGGAAAAATTAGGACTGTCACGGTAATAGACCACCTTGGCAAAGGGCGCTTCAAAGTCGGGTATGCGCTGCCATCGGCAGCCTGTTTTTGCGCTTATGTCCAGAACAGCAAGACGGCCTTCCAATTCTACCACCACACCAACGTGAAGCATTAGGCGGCCAGTGAAAACCATGGCCAGCGCTCCGACTTCTGGCTCGCACTCTTCAAGCTCTTTGGCTTGCTCGTGGTACGCCTCGGTAAAGGCGCGCGGCATGGTGTTACGGATATGGCCCCATGATGGCAGTAAGCGCTTGCCGTAGACCTTGCTGCGCACTTCGCGGGCGAGTCCCCAGCAGTCGTATGCGCCAGAATCGCCACGCGCGCCGTCAATATATGACGACTGCAAGTAGTCGTTAACCCATGAGTCACTCATAGATAAGACAGACCCGGCGCGTTCTTTGTCGTATACAGCAGTCGAGGCCATGCGACATTGATCAGGTCGAAGAACCCGGCGCTTAGCTGCACGGCCAGCTGTTCAATCGATCCATTCTGCACCGTCATTCGGTATGGCGCCTCAGCGGGCACCGTTAGGTCGCTAAGCAGGTAAGTGCGCAGCGTTGCGGATACCCTGGCCTCGGCAGTCATCGCCTCGTCTATTTTGGCTTGTGCTTCGCCGTTCACGTTGTCGATGGCGATGGTCATGTTCTGCGCGCCTCGGCTGTCCTTTTTTGGTAACGCAACATCGATAGCCGCCGCGATGAACGTCAGGGTACGCGCGTCTTCCGTGACGCACGTCTGATCCTTGAAGCCGTTGCAGATCAGGATAGGCGCCGTCCACGCCGGACAGGTTAGCTCCAGCGTGAACAGGCGGACGTCAGGTCCGCCGCTCGCGTAGAATGTTTCGAGGATTGTCATACTTTGTACCACGCACCCCCGGTAAATATGACGCGCAATATGCTGTACGCCGTGGCGAATGGAGTGGACGCTGCGGACCCGTCCAAAGTGGATGAAACGAGGACGTTAACCGTGCCCGCCGTACCATCCCGTTTAAGTACGACTTCCGTCCCTTCCGCTGCATCACCCAGGGTGATGTTATAAGGTGAGCCAGACGCGGACACCAAATAGCAAGGGTAGGCAATTGTGGCAGCGTCTAGAGTCACGGTGCTCGTGATGCTGCCAACTGCATTGCGTACCGCACCGTTGACGGCCAGACCGTTATAGAAACAGTCACCATCAACCGGGGTTGATCCGATTATCTGCCTGACTGCTGCACCATTCCATGCCGGTGCTACGACCTCAGGAACCGCCATCACATAGGTGCCACCAATATACGCAACAGCCCCGGCATAACTGCGGAACGATATTTCGTAGGTCGCGTCGGCCACGGGGGCACCGGAATAAACAGAGTCGGTGCCGATGCGGGTGAAATTAGTGCTGGGGCCGAGGCTAATCACGTGCCGCGTCTGCGTGGTCCCTGTAATTACGCGGACCATAACATCTAGAGAGCCGGACTCAACTTTTACAAAC